TAGGTCCGCGCGTCGGCCTTCGTTTCGGCCTACGACTCGACCATCGAGGACGACGTTCATGTTGGTCATGGCTCGGCCGACGGCGCGGCCGACTGCGCCGGCCATGTCACCACCGCCACCACCGCCGAGGCGGTGGTTGGGTGTGACGTATCCGCCCTGCGATCCCATGGACAGCAGTTCGGGGCCTTTCTCACCGACGAGGTAGTTGCGGCCCGGCAGGACCGGCCCGCCTGCGGCGCGCATACCCAACTGACCGACGGCACCGAGCGCGCCGGACTGGGACGGCAAGCTGTAGTTGACCCGGATGCGCATCTCCCGATCTCGGGCAGCGCGGTTGGCCGCTTCGTTGAACGCCCTCAGCGCGGCCTCGGCGGCAGCCTTGTTGACCTTGATGTCGGTTTTGCGTTGTCCGGGGATTCCGAAGAGTTTGTTTGCGAGTTCTGTTGCCTTCTTGGCTTCCACGCCGGCCGCAGCGGCGGCGGCGAGGAACTTCGTCCGGCCGTCGTCCAGGACGGCGTTAGCGGCCGTCTGGCTCCCGGTGGCCTCCATCGTCGCGGCGGACGATTCCTGGACGCTGCCGGCGTAGTCGAGCAGCGCGGTCATGTTGTCGCGGTACTTCTGGCTGTTGGTGTTGGTGACCTTGCCGTTCTCGTCGAGGACCCCGGTGAGGTCGGCGTACGACTGCTGCATGCGCAGGTTGGCCTCTTCGGCGCTGAGCGCGGCGCTGGGTGCTTCTTCCATCGCCTGGTTCACAGCGTCGATGGCCTGCGAGGTCAGCCCGGCGGCGGTGCGGGTATCGCCGAGGTTCTTGACCAGGTCCTGCAGCTCCTTCTCGAACGCCGCCGACGATGCGGCGTTGTCGGCCATCGTGACGGCAAAGTCTTTCTTGTTGATCGCGGTCGCGGCGCGCATGAACTGGTAGGTCTTCGTCAATCCACTGACGGAGCGGCCCACCTCGCGCACACCCAACGCGCTGATCGTGAGCAGGTCGCCGAGCGCGAGCGCGGCGCCCTGAGATCCTTCGCCGATGTCGGCCATCGCGTCGCCGGCCGCCTTGCCGACCCGCCCCAAACCGGTCTCCAGCTGCCGCACGACCGGGCCCGCGTCGGCGAGCGCCTCAGTGACGCCGGGCAACGCTTCCCGCGCCAGCGACGTGAACCCGCGCGTGATCGGCGCGACGTAGCTGGCCCCGATGTCACCGGCCCGCTTCAACTCCGGGCCGAGGCTGCGGATCTCCTTACGGACGATCGACATTCCGCCCAGCGTCGCCGGCACGAATGACTGCGTGGACTCGGCCAGCGTCTGGGACAGGAACTTGCCGAAGTTCTCACCTTCGGCTTTCACTGTTGGGTCGTTGAACGCGGCCCGTACCCCGACCGCGACCGTCCCACCGGCCAGCCCAGCGAGGACGCCGGCGGACAGGGTCGCGGCGATCGCCGGGGTCGCAGCGCCAACCGCGGCGATCAGCGGCGGCGAGATCGGCGCGTGCGCCAGGACCGGGCCGAGCCGGGCCACGAACCGCGCGCCGAACCCGGACGCCCCGTCGTCGCCGGCGTCGGCGAACAGCTTCTTCAGGTTGTTGAGGTTCCGCTGCTGCCGGTTGATGTCCTTCATGAAGGACAGCGGGTCGTCGGAGCGGCGGGCCTGGTCCTTGAGGCGGGTGAGTGTCTGGTGGGTTTCTTCGAGGGCCTTGTTCAGGCCGCGGGTGTCCCGTTCGGCGTCGTCGGCGGCGTCGCCCATGGCGCCCAAGCCGCGGGCAGCCTTACGGGCCGCCTTGTCGACGGTCTCTTCGCCGAGCAGCTTGATGAGGATCTGACGGACGGCGTCAGCTGCCACCGGACCCCCTCAGTTCGCGGTCGATCTCGGCTTTGAAGTAGCGCCACTGCTGCACGTCGAGCAGGTGGATCTCCCACGGCTTCACACCCCAGCGGGACAGGTGCGGGGTGTAGGCGTCTAGCTGGTTGAGGCCCCAGTCGGGGCCGAAGGGTTTGGGTCGTCAACCTCTTCCAGCTCGACGCCGAGGATGTCGACGTCGAAGTCGTCCCAGGACACTTCGATGATCCGGTTGATGGCCAGCCACCACAGCACCGCCCTCGACGCGAGCTTGACGTCGAGGTCGTCGGAGTCGACGCCCTCGTCGAGGGCCTGCCAGCCCCAGTCGACCTGCGCTTTCAGCTTGCGGATCTCCGCCAGGGTGGGGCGGGTGATGTCGTACTCGACCCGCTCGGGCAGGCCGTACCTCTGACGGTCTGCGTCAGCGAACTTGATCCTCAGCATGGTTATCCCCCGATTTGGTCTGCCACGTAGTCCCTTACGGCGCGCATCTCCCGCACCACGTCAGGGATCAGCCGGTCGGCGGGCCGGTCCACCACCCCCGGCCGGACCCGCTGCGAGTACCAGAACTTCGGGTTGCCGTACAGCTTGTGCCGCAGCAGGCCCCGGTTCAGGTCCGGCAACGCCCGCCGTTTGCTGCGGCCCTGCGCGAACACCCGCAGGTTCGCCTCCGCCGTCGACCCGGAGCCGCGGATGGCCTGCCGCACCCGCATCGACCGGGACAGGGTCGGCCCGTACCCGGACGGCATCGCCGCGACCGCTTCGGCCTGCAGCGCCGGTTTGAACGGCGCGGTCGCGCGGCGGAACCCGGCCGCCATCTGCTTACCGAGGCCCTTGCCTGCCGCGTCGAGTCGGCGCTGCGCCGCGCGCACATTCCCGACCCCGGTGACCTTGACCTCGAAGCCCATCTACGGGGTGGTGTCGCGGGTGACCGCGCCGGTCAGGTTGTACGTCAGCGACTTCGCCGCCAGATCGCCCACCGACCCGCCCAGGTTGTGCTGCTGCGGCAGGATGTTGAACTGGTACTCCGGGTTGGTCGTCGCGATGGTGGTGTTCACCGGCCGCACCGCCACCGCCACCGCGGTGCCGGTGTTGAACGCGCCCCACGTGGTGGCGTCCACCGAGCTGGACGCGAAGTCGTCCATGAACTCGAACGCGACCGTGCCCTGCTTCAACCCGCCGATGTACGACCGCCAACCCGTCGACCCGAAACCGGTCGAGTCGAGCTGGTCGGCTTCCATCTCGATGGTCACCGACTTGCAGTGATCGGACAGGTCGACGCTGTTCACGGTCACGTACGCGTTGGTCAGCGCAAACACAGCCATGGTGGCTCCTCAAGGACGCGAAGAAGCCACCGGACCCCAACTTTTCCGGTGGCTGACTGACTACTGGATGCCGATCGCGGCGGCGACCGTGAACGTGCCGGTGATGGCGGTGACCCGCAGCCGCCACCACGTGTCCGTGATGCTGCCGGCGACGCGGGTGCCCCACGTCCCACCCGCGGTGGTGATCGGACCGAACGTGATCCGGGTCGTCGCCGACCCGAACGTGTCCGCGTCGTCGGACTCCACCACCGCCGTGATGGTGGTGCCGGGTGTGCCGAACACATGGAACGTGGCGTACACGTACTGCGACGCCGACACCGAACCCAACTCCAACGCCGTGCCGGTGGCCCCGGTCGCGGACACTGAGCCCTTCTCCTTGGCCAGCTGGCCGCGCACCACCCCGACCGCGTCCCGGCACGACCCCTGCACCGAGAACGGGGCCAGCTCGCCGATCTGCCCGAGCAGGCTGTACTGGTGCTTCAACGCCTGCAGCAGGTACGCCGGGGAGCCTTCGGTGGCCGACCCGCCCAGGGTGGTGACCCGCGCAGTCCCGCCGAGGTTGTCGAAGATCTCCGGGTCCACCGCATCGGAGGTGCCCGACTGCCAAAACCCCGACAGGTCCAACGCCGACGTTTTCAACCCGGCCGTGTAGCTGCGCCAACCGGACGACCCGAACACCGTCGAGTCGAGCTGCTCGGCCTCACACGACAACGTCAACTGGTTGGAGTCGCCGGTGAAGTCGTGGCCGGCGATGTAGCAGAACGCGTCGGTGAGCGCGAACACCGCCATCAGGCTTTGCCCTTCGGCTTGTCCGCGATGAGCTCGACAGCGCCGGCGGACACCAGCAGGTCGATGACCGTCGTGCCGCAGGTGCAGGGCTGCTTCGGCTGGTCGCCGCCGGGTTTCGGGTGCCGGGCGCACAGTTCGCTGCTGGTGTGGGGTTGCCGGGCGAGCAGCCGCACCTCGCCGCCGTACGGGACGGACTCGCGGGTGACGGCGTCGCGGATCGGCAACCGGCCGGTCACCCTGGCCCGCACATACTCGGTCATGGTCAGACTCCTGACGCAGCGATGTGAACGGTGAAGATGCCGCCGAAGTAGCCGATGACCCCGACCTCTTCGATGCCGAGCCGGCGGAAGCGGGCCAGGTACGAGTCGGCGACGACACCGCCGAGCGTGCTGTCCGACTCCACCGCGGCGCGCAGCGACGAAACCCCGGTCTGGGAGGCGAACGCGGCGAGTTTTCGCTGCCCGACCCGGTCGATGTTGGCGGAGGTGAACACGCCGACGTCGATGTCCAGCTCGTAGACGCCGCGGCCGAACGTCGACCGGTAGGACGGCACGTCGGGGGTGAAGATGACCGCCGCCGCGGCGTTGCCGGTCACCGGCAGGTCCGGGCCCACAACGTCCTTGACCCGCAGTCCGTCGATGCCGTCGATGGCGTCTTCGATCGCGTCGAGGATTTCGGTGAGGGTGGCAGCCATCAGGCCACCAGGAACGGGGTGGACCGGAACGGGGCGAGCAACCCCACGGCGATCGGGTTCTCCCGCGCACGGACGAGCCCGTATTCGGCATAGCCCTGCGCGCCGAACGCCATCCCGCCCAGCTTCAACGCGTCATTGGCCATGATCGCGGCGGCCTGCTTCACCTGCGGCGGCACCAGCGGCCACCCGAACACTCCAACCACCTCCACCGCCCCGTCCCGCGCGTACGGGCTGCACGAGATGGGGAAGGTGCCGGACACCGCCCGGATCTCGGTGTACGGCCTGCTGTCGGTCGACGCGTTACGCGGAAGCAGCTGGTACGCCGACGTGTCCCACGTCGTCTCGTAGGTGCCGTCGCCGTCGGTGTCGGTTTTCAGAGTGGTCACCGACACCAGGTCGTCGGTTTCGACGCTGTAGTAGCCGGCCGGGTTGTAGTAGCGGGTTTGGGTGGCCCGGTAGAAGCGGCGCTGGCAGTATTCGTCGATCCACCGCGACACCGAATGACACGCCCCGAGGATTTCGAAGTCGTCGAGGGTGTCGGAGATGCCGGTGCGGGACTTGAGCTCTTCCGGCGTGCAGTACAGGGTTTGCAGCCCGGTGCCGAACACCGTCCACGTCCCGGCAACCACATCCGAGGCGGTGCCGGTGCCGGTCCACACGTACTGCCACACGCCGTCTTCGGTACAGGCGATGTCTTTGGTGTACACACCGGTCGACGTTTTGGTGATCTCCGCCAGGGCGTACGTGTATGTGGTGGCGGTTCCGGCCGGTGTGGTGACGGCCAGCGAGACGGTTGTCGGGTCGGTGGCTGTCCCGTTGACGGAGAACGTGTTGGTGAGGGTGGCGATCTCCGCCGAGCCTTTATAGAACACGGTCGCGGCCATGCTCACCCCACTGTTGGTGTCGACGTCGCCGAGCCGACGGCGGAAACGGACGAGACACGACGGCCGGTCACCGTCGCGGTGGATGCCCGGACCGCAGCCACCGCCGCGGCGGACGGGCGGCCGGCGACAGCGGCGGTTGATGTCCTTGCCGCGGTCACCGTTGGCCCGGACGCGGCGGGGATCGGTCCCCGGATCCGCACCGGCGGGAACGCGAACGCCGCCGCCGTCGTAGCCGGGGTGGCGGTGGCGCCCTGGAGCAGGGCGGCGGCTGGCAGCGCCGTGGCCGCCAATACCGGGTCGGCTACGACGGCGGCGGCGGCGAGCCTCGCCGAGCTGGGCAACGCGACCGTCACGGCGACCACAGCCGGTGCGACAGCCGCCGATCCGGTGCCGACTGGCAGCGCCAGCGGCGCCGACACCGCCACCTGAACCGTTGCGGGGGTGACCGTCGCCGCCGCCTGCACGCCGGCGGCGGGTAGGGCCGTGAGCGCGGCGACGGGATCGGGTGTCGGGGCTGAGCCCGCCGATGGCGCGGCCTGCCCCACACTGACGGCCGCGGCGACCACAGACGGCGTCGTGGTGCTGTCCGCCGACATCCCGGCGGCGGGAACCGCCGCGGCCGCCGCGGCAGCGGCCGGGGTGACGGTGGCCGGCAGGGACGGCTGCGCCATCCCGACAGTGGCCTCGATGGCCGCCGGGGTGACGGCGGCGTTGCCGGCCGTGTCGGCGGTCGCCTGCGGCAACCCGACCGTCGCAACGATCGCAGCTGGTCCAACGGTCGTCTGCGTGTCGGCCGCCGACTGCGGCAACAACACAACGGCCGCGGTGGCGGACAGGGCCACAGCCACCGCCGCCGACACCGCCGCGGCGGGAACCCCGACCGCCGCGGCGGTAACGCTGGGAGCGGTCGTGGCGGACAGGACGTTGACGTCGTCGTACTCGCCGAAGTTGTCCGTACCCGACGTTCGGTGCGCCTCGAGGATCAGCGCCAGGTCGGAATCCGACACCCACGACGGGGACGATTCGGAGCGCAGCTGCGTCCACGCCTGACCATCCGGCGAAGACTCCCAGTACAGGGTGCCGGAGTCCTCACGCAGCCGCAGATACGCATGGTCGGTGGCGTTGTAGGTGGGGAACAGCGCCCCGGCGTCGGAGAACCCGACCCGCAGGTACACGCCGATCACCCCGGCGCCGGCGTCGACCAGGAACCCGGCGTCCGTGCCGGCCGTGGCGGAGGTGACGAGCAGGGAGCAGTAGGCGCCGTCGCCCGGATCACCGGACGGCGGGTAGATCCGCGCGGACACCTGCGAGCCGGTCAGCGTGTAGATCGACCCGGACTTGTAGGCCGACCATTGGCCGGTGTCGCAGTCGACGCGGGCCCTGCCACCGGTTTCGGCGACGGTGCCGTAGTTGGCTGGCCATTTCGTGGTGTTGATGGTGTTGTCGGCGAAGTCGTCGAACAGTGTGGTAATCGACGCGCCGCCCACCGTCACGGCCGGCATGGCGGCGACCGCCGCAGTCACGGCGGGTGTGGTCGCCGCGGCGGCGGACACCGACGCTGCCGGGCTCCCCGCCACCGCGGAGACAGCCGCGGGTGTGGGTGTGGACCCGGCCGACTTGCCCGCGGCGGGCAGTGCCGCGACGACGACGACCACGGCCGGTGTCGCGGTGGCGTCGACCGTTGCCGGGCCCGGCAGGCCGCTGTCGTTGATCTGGATCGAGTCGAACCACGTGCTTGGCGCGTTCGCCCCGGCGGCGAAGTTCCCCACGCCGAACTCGTCGATCGTCGTGCCGGACGAATAGTTGGAGCTCGCCGACAGGGCCTCGGTCAGCGAGGTCGAGTCGCCGACGTACAGGTTGACCGTGTTCGTGACCGGGTTGCCCGGGCGGACGTCGAACTCGATGCGGTACCAGGTGTTGTCCGACAGCACCGTCGTGGACGTGTCGACCGCGGTGTTGGCGGAGTTACGCAGTTCCAGCTCACCTGAGGCGTTGATCTGCAGCCGGACGATCTGGGTGGTGCCGGTGCGGATCCGCAGAATGGACCGGTTGTTGGTCATGTCTGCCGACCGGATGTAGATCCGGCCGTACAGTCTGGCCACCGGCGTGCCGATCGCCGTGTCCCAGATGGCGTTAGCGGTGGTCGAGGTGGCTCCGGTGGCGTGCCGCATCGACAGGGAGCCGTGCGAGGCCTGCGCGGTGTCGTACACCAACGTGGCGTCCGTGCCGATGTTCACGGTGTCCCAGGCGGTGCCTGACGAGCCGCCGGAGTTGCCGGTGGTGACGGTGGTTTCGTCGGAGCCGCCCTCAGCAGTCCAGGTCAGCTCCACGGGTCACGGGGTGAAGTCGACCGTGAAAATGCCGGATGCGTTCCATTGGACCGTGAATGTCCCGTTGGTGGTGGATGCGGCGGTGACGAAGTCGGACAGGAACACCAGCTCATCCGCTGACGTAGCGCCACCGCGGTCGAAGTAGCCCACCGCGGCCATCGCGTTTGAAATCGTTGACGACGACCACGACACGTCCGCCGCGTCGTACGTCAACACGCCTGAGGACACAGACAGCTCCGTCGACGTCAGCGTCGCCCCACCGGCCGTGTAGCCGGTGCCAGACACCTCGTTGGCTTCCAGGTCGGACCAGAAGTCGTGCGCGGAGAAGTCCGGCGTCGCCGAATCAGTGATCATCGCCACCGACACCGCCGTC